GGTGAACGACGCAAATAATTTGCCATCAAGACCTTCCTCCATGGTGTGTCCACGATAAGCAGGAAATCCTCGTAACTCAAGGTGCCCCATCGCGCACTTGCTACTGCTACTTTTAATAGATTGATGGGTAGTCTCAAAATTCTCATCATTAATCCAGGGAATAAACAATACATTTAATTTACCCAACTTTGCTTCAGTTGGTTCAGAATATACTTTGACATTCTTATATTCTCTAAGCAAGAGATCAACTGCATTCAACTCATTTGTGTTTTTATAGTATGCAGTATGATTGCCTACAATTGTATGGACAGTGACTCCCATCTCTTGAAGTCGATCATAGTAGTTGTCTTTTGCCCAAGCAAGAGCAGCAAAGTCAATACCTTTACGACTATCAAAGGTGTCACCCATGTCAACAACAGTTTTAATTTTGTGCTTCTCTAATGTAGGGAAGAACACATCATTATAAAACTTCAGGAAGTAATCGTGAAATTGCTTAGAGTTTTTACGAGCACCAAAGTGCTGATCAGTAATAATAGCAACTTTCATCAATACCTAGACTTGGAATGAATACTATCCTTTATTTGATTATAGTCGGAGTAGTTTGCTCCGTCAATCGTGTTATCATCGTAGAAGACTTCATCAAAACCCGTCTTCTCCAAGATCTTATTTTTAATCTCAAGCTGTTTCTTTTCCTTCTGAATACGACGTAGAAACGCGTAGTGAATAATTTGAGTAAAATAAGCAAACGGGTTCTGAGACTTCTCAGGGTCAAAATTGTGGATGTATTGAACACAGTTCTCAATGCCATCAGAAATCATATCATCTTTAAAGATGTAGTTTACAAAATTTGGCTTAAATGACAAGTGCGTTGCAATCTTTAAGAAACATTCTCCCAGATAATTTGTAATCCGTGGTTTTGGATCTCCTCTTTGTTCTGCTAACTGCACAGATTCTCTGTAAGCAATTAGTGCTGCCAGAAACTCTTTGTTGTTAACATAGTGTACTGATCTTTTCCTTTTAGTCATTGGTCCGATAACCATAATAGTATATCTATGTTCACAGTGATATCATTATTATATCAACATGAACGAATAAACACAAGGCTTGACAAGACCCCTGAATCTGTGTACAATAACCTTTGTGGAGGTTCAGAAACAATATTAGCTTTCTTTAAATAATCTTTCTAGGATTTCTTTGGTATCGTTGACGTTACCAATCCTACCCATCTTTCTATCGATTCTTTGTCTGTATCCAGTGGGATCCTCAGAATCAGTAAAGTCTTTAGACTCTCTAAGCCATGCTTGGTACATCATAATCATTTCAATGTCTTTAGACTCACTCATAGTCATGACATCACCCATATCTATGATGAACATGTCATCACGAGAAGTTTTTAACCAAGGTTCCATCTTGTAACCAGTTACACCTCTTTTAGTTTTAACTTCAGAGAATGTAATTGGATTTGAGACAAGTAAGAATGTTTTTTCTTCTTCTGTACAAGGTGAGACTTTTGAGAATATCTCTTCTCCAGATCTTAGTTTAATAGTTGCGTAAAAATCATCTTCCATATTTTATACCTTTAAGTTGACGTTTATAATGTCATAATTAAATTTCTCTTCATTGTAAACTTTGATTCTTTCAATCAGGTGATTCAACGTATAGTTTCTTCTTGACTTGTGTGTACAATCATCGGAGATGTCATATAACATTGCTTTGGTCTTGTTCTTGCCTTTTCTCAAGACTCTTCCGATAGACTGTAAGTTGCGAATTCTGGATTTACTAGGTGAAGCAAAAACCACGTTGTGTAGGTTTCTTATATTTATTCCTGTAGAAAATACACCGTATGAAGCAACGATAATCGCGTTCTCTTCTCTCTCAGTAATTTCTCTAACAAGTTCTCTTTCTTCAGTGTCTACACCACCATGAACAAAGAATACTTTTCTATCACCTTTTTTTGCAGCATCAATCATTTCATATAAAGGTTTACCATGAGCTTCTACTCTTGAGAATAGAATCAAAGTATTTCCTTTAAGGTCTAGTGCTAAATTTTTGATAAAGTTGTTTCTCTTCTCATGAGTAATTATGAATTGAACTTCATCTTCATAGGTTGCAAATATTTGAGGATTATGCTTTAATACCAAGCATGTAATATCAAGTTTAGATAGATGACCTTGTGCCATCAATTCTGCAGTTCTAATGATTTTATAAGATGGTCCAAACAATCCTTCTAAAACCCACTTATGTGTTTGTGTACCATCCAAAGTTCCAGTGAATCCAAACCTATATTTGGCATGGTGGAGTTTTGTCATTATAGATATTAAAGACTTACTCTTAAAAAGGTGTGCTTCGTCACCAATCACCACTTCATAGTCTTCAAAGAATGATCGATCTAACTTATAAATTGACTGCCATGTAGTAATCGTCACAGGAGCATCCGTAACTTTCTCACGTCCAGAATAAATCTTGTGACAATATGCCTGAGCATCCCAACCGTAATCCTCAAAGTCCTTATACATCTGCTCTACTAGCGATGTCGTTGGAACAACTAAGAGAATTTTTTTCCCTTTATCTGAGTAATACCGAACTACTGAATAAATCATCAGTGATTTACCTGAGGCAGTCGGTGATATCAATAATTTTCTGTTATGTTTTAGAGCATCGTATACTCCCTCAATTTGATAGTCTCTGGGACGAATTGAGGTAATTGAATTCATATAATCCTTAACACCTTCTTTTGATATGCCATCATTTACCTCAAATGGCATACCATAGAATTTATTATCTTCAAATTTGTAAGAGTAATTATAAGTTTCGCAAAAAGATATAAGTTTATCTAATAACCCAACATATAATTGTTTTGTTCTCATATCGAACAAATGAATCTCACCATTCCAGTTCCTACCCCTATACTGGGGCATAAACTTAGCGTTAGGAACTTCAAATTTAAAGTGGTCTCTTAACTCATACTCAATATGAGGTTCACACTTAATCTTTACAAAGACTTCATTTGATTTTTGGATAATGAGATCATGAGTATTAGCCATATCCTGCCTGGAATTTTAGGAAGTCAATAGCATTCTTTATCTGGTAAGTTCTGTTCTGAATTACCTTCAGAATGCTTTCCAAATAGTTCAAAGTGACATCGTAATATTCAACCTTCAAACTGATTTGCGATAGTTTGTCGTCTGCGTCAAGATATTTTTGTAGAGTGTCTTTATCTCTTACTTTTTTGGGGAATGGTGATTCCACGTAAACTTCAGGGTCTGCTTTGCCCGTGAAGTATTCGTAACGTTCGTGCCTGACATTCTTGCGGGTTTGTTCCGCTTTTTTCTTAAGAAGAATTACAGTATTGTAAATCTCGAAATATTTAGCATGTAACGCAGGAACCTTAATTGACTCATCATGTAAGTTATCCATGTTGATGTGAGAGTCCTTCTTCCACATCTCTTGGATAGATTCAAGATCGATCATAGTCTATTGCCTTCAGGATCTGTTATATTGTAGATAGTATACTTGAAATCGACCTCTGCCGTAAAGTATTCAGTGTCTGTATTGGTAGCATCAAAAGACAAATCTGACAAGTTATATGGGAACATGTCAGTGAACTCAACATTAAATACAGTTCTTTGATTACTATTCAAAACAGCAAGAGTTCCATCAGAATAGATATTCATTCCTTGCCCATCATATCTAACTTGAGTTGGGTCATCTCTTTGCAATTCAAATATCTCATTTTGAGATTCTGGGAATCCAAGTCCTCTAATCCACTTGTGGATCTGCATGTAATTTTCTAAGTTCTCATCGACTATAAAACTTAGAGTAAAATCTGAGTATTGTAACTTGTCTCCAGGAAGATCAATGTTCTTAAGATATGTTGGTTGCTCAGCAATACCTAAAGTGATTCCAGGGATATTTGCTTTGTTGGAAAAGAATGACACCTTCCTTGCTCTGCTCAGAGTAAATCTGAATCCAATAGAAGATAAAAAGTTTCTATTTTGAATTTGGTTGGTGTAGGCGTTTCCTACATTTGGGAATGCCATTAGATATGCTCCTGAAGTTTTTTGATCATGTGATCACCTAGTTGCTTATACCCATCAGTCTTTGGGTGATATGTATATGGGTTTAGCAAATTATTATCACGGGCATATACAAAGTCATCAATATGCCATACAGGTATCTTTGATTTGACCTTCTTCCTATGATTCTCAACAAGAACAGATAAAAGATCTCTTCTTCTTTTTTTCAAGTCAAAAAAGTTTGGAAGATCTACTGAGTAATTAAATGAAGAGAACGTGTCATACCAAAAGTTTTTAATTCCCAGTAATTTAAAATACTGATTCCAATGCAAAAATTGAAGTTCTAATTCTTTTACTCTAGCAGGTTCATAGTAAGAATATTTAGTTAAACAAGCAGCAATATGGTCTATTGGTTCCGAATTTCTTCCAAATAGATCTGGATGAACATCCTGACCATCAGTATGCTTTAAGAAGATATGCTCATACTGATAGTTTTGTTTGATCCAAAAATCATATCTATTGACAGAAGTTGTCCCCCATAAAACATATATCTTCCTATTTTGTTGATATATCTCTTTAAATCTTTTAGACACAAAGAATTTTTGTGCCAGTCTAAATTGCTTATCATTACTACTGCCACCAAGACCAAAGTTAATATGGTCAAAATCAAAATGTTCTACAACATGTCTTCTCCAACCATTCTCCCAACATAAATCTTTGTCAAGATAAATTTTGTCATATTCATCTTCTGTCATTCCCTCTTTGTATGCGGAACCTTGACCAAAGGTCCAACTACATCCAAAAGTTATCAGAACATCCTTCATATTAAACATTCCAAGATAATTTTATTTAGACAAAAAAAGAGACCCTTGCGGGTCTCTGGAACAGATTGTGAATCCGATGGATCACATGAGGTTCTTGATCTGAACTCTTCTGTAGTAACGGTTCTGGTTGACCTTGAGGCGACCCAGACCTTGCTCGGTTCCTTCTGCGAAGGGGTTTGCAACAAGACCATAACGGGTCTTGAATCCGATCTTGGGCTGGAAGGTGTTCTCGCCAACTGCACGTACCATCTGAAGGGGTACATATGGGCAGTAGAAGAGACCTGCGTCGTAAGGGGAGGAACCCTTGTAACCGACAACGTAGTACTGCTGAGCAGCAACGTTTGCAGCATAAGGATCGATGTAGACTCTGTACTTACCAAGCAGAACACCAGCGAAGGTGTTACCAGTGTCATCAACGTTCAGGTTAGCGTTGAGTGCAGGGGTGTAGTCGAGTACGCCAGCCATGGACAGTGCGGATGCAACGTCGGCGGAGCACATGATTACATTGCCCTTTCCTCTACGAGTTCTTTGTGCGATTGCGTTAGCATCGCGCTCGATTTGGAACAGCAGACCCTTGAACTTCTCAACACTCCAGCGACCGTTGGAGTCGATGTCGAGGTCGAATACACCAGCGGTAGCGGTGTTTGCAGCAGCACCTTGCTCAGCAACCTTGTAGATGGTTCTGATGACTTCGCGGTTGATCTCAGCAAGAATCTCAGTGGAGAGAATGTTTGCGAGTTCCGCTTCAGCGTTCAGACCGTGGATTGCCTTAAGATCCTGAGCGAGTTCTAATGAGTACTCTGCCTTCAGGGCTCTTGACTTGGCGGTAACAGTGACTTTCTCGATCGAGAATGCCATCTGGTTGAAGGC